GCCGTCTTAACTTCGGCCTCCTTCTGAGCGGCAACGCCGTTGTGCTGAAGCTCGAGAAGGGCGCGGGAGAACTTCAGCTGTTCTTCACCAAGGCGCTTAAGCTCATCTGCGTTGGACTGAGAAGTCTCAGACATCTTGCCTTCGACGCGCTCAAGGGCGTCAAGAATTTCTTTCATTTCCATAGGATTCACATTTTCATTAGGAGAGAGATTGCTCAAGCTTTTTCAAACGCTCAAGCAGTTCAGTTGCCGCTTTTTCGTCAACATCAGACTCCCTCTGATCAGCGAAAAGCTTCTTGGCTTTTGCGACGATGGACGTCGCTACGGACTTCGAGAACCCGCCTGCATCCCGCAGGAAGTTTTCAAAGTCACGAATGGATTTCAGGTTGTCAACATCCTCAGAGCGGACTTCAGACACTCGCGCATCGTCATCTGCAGGGAAGTTGACAACAGAGATTTCATACAACTTCGACACGTTCTTGATGATGCGGCCGCCGTCCTTTTTCGATTCATAGTCGCCTTCAGCGAGGCGAAAGCCAATAGAGAGGCCGTCAACCGTGCCGTGCTTCATCGCAGACATCACAGCTTCAGCCTGAGCGTTGCCGGGCGTAAATTCACCCTCCACAAGCAGGCCCTTTTCATCTTCTACGGCAGAGAGCCACTTGCCGATCGGAATATCCCAATCGTGCCCCCAGAACATCTTCGGCATGTTCTCAGCAATCGTCTTTTGGTATGCGCCGGGGAGGATCGTGTCGCCGTAGCTGTCGTTTCCGTTGAAGGTTGACGCATACCCCTTGAAGCGCCGACCACCTTCGTCAAATTTGAGTTCCACGCCCGTGAGCGGGACGCTTTTAAAGTTAAGTTTCATAATCATTGCCTCACAGGAGTGCCATCTTTCGGCGAAGAGCCGGAACGCTCTTGCATGCCAAGCTTCTCAATCGGAACCAAATTCGACTGAGCCGTCAAGGCATCGCCGCCCTTCACGGGCGGAAGGTTTTCAAGTCTGCGGATCTCGTTTCGCGTCATCGCGCCGTTCTGTGCCATCGTGCTGTAGAAAGAAGCACGAGCTTCAGGCGTGGTGCGCAGGAAGCCATCGAGCTTGAACTCGATCGTCGTGTTCAAATCCACGGCATTGACCAGACGACGCGATAGAGCCTGCTCCAACTGTTTGCACAACGGCCCGACCGTAAACTTGTGAAAGCCTTCAACGATCTGCTGAATGCCGCTTCCCCAAGTCGTCGTGGCCGTCGAGCCGACAAGCACGCCAGGCACACCGAACCATCGACAGATTTCCTCAACACTGAATTGCCGTGTCTGGAGCAATTGCGCATCCGCAGGCGTCAGAGAAAGCTGTTGATACTTCAACCCGCGGTCGACAACGTACAGGCCTGCGCTGCCGCTTCGGGACATGCCCTTGAAGCGTTCAAAGACCGCCTTCAATTGCTCGTCGTTCAAAGCCGAGTCAGTCTGCAAAACGCCCGACGGCTTCGAGTAAGAGCCGTAAAGCCTCGAAGCATTGTCCTGTGCGCTGATCGCTTCATCAGCAGTCGCTCTCATGTACTCAAGCTTCAACAGACCGATGTATCCGTTGCCGAGGCCCTTCCAGTGAATCATGTTCTCTGGCGCAATGACCGAAACCACACCGTCTTGGTAGTACGTGTAGACCTCACCACCGGACGTGATGGAGACCTCCATCTGATCCGGCGACAAGGGAACGAGTGCAATCGGTTCGCCCGCTCCATCGCGAACAATCTGCGCATAGGCATTGCCGCGAAGCATGCGATTGACAACCATCGCCGAAAGGAATTCGCATGGGGTCATCCAGGCATTCGGACGCTCATGAAGAAGCATCCACAGACGGCCTTTATCGGGCGTTCGCCCGCCTGCTTCCGTGTCTTTGTACACATAGAGCGGAAGCGTACTGATCGTCTGCGCCAGCAGCTCGACGCATGCAAAAACCGCGCTGATTTGAAGCGCGGCATCAGGGGTAACAGTCTTGGTTTGATCAAGGATCGGCTCGATGGGCAGCGGAACTTGCTGACCCGTGGCCGTGCCGAGAGGTCCTCCCCAATTTGCCACCCAATTAACTAATCGTTTAACAAACATGTGTGTTACCACTCAAAAAAGCATGGCGCTTTCGACTCCGCGATATCTGCAAAAGGATTCACCTCGCCTTCACCGCTGGTCGCAATGCCGAGCGCCATGATGAGCGCGACAACGCCGTCGATCTTGTTTTCGTAGCGCTCCTTGCGCGGAAAGATGTTGTCCTTCGCATCGAGCTTGGCCGCGACGTTTCCCATCATCCATCGGAGAACGGGATTCCCGTCATGGTTCACGCGCTTGTCCTGGACCAGCGCCTCGAGCGACTTCATCGGATCCGAAAAGTTCTGGACCGTGTTCCGATACTCGACCATAGGAGCACCGTCGTTCCCGAGGTTAGTAGCGAGCTGCAGCGCGTTCCACGGGTCATAGGCGATGCCCTTCACATCAAAGCGTGACAAGTCGTCACGGATATCCTCTTCGATGCGGGCGAGGTCCGTCATCGCACCGCCGGATTGCGTGATCCAGCCTTCCTCGACCCAACCTCGATACTGAGAGTTGGTCGACTTCTCGACGGCGGCCTCAGGCAAATAAAAGTCGGCGAAGACAACGAAGGACTTGCCGACCGGAAAGAGAAGCACCTTGGCCGTGACGTCGTTCTTTGCTCCGACGTCCAAGCCGATGTAGCAGGGCTGACCTTCGAAGTCGCTTCGATCGACATTGATCTCGCCCGCTTCCCAGGCCTGCATGTCCATCCAGGCCGACGAAGCGGAGCACCAGATATTCAGGTGCTTGGTCTTGAAGTTGTTGACAGCGCTCGGAAGCGCGATCGCCTTCTTCATCAGGGAGGTGATGATTTCAGGGCGTACGGAAATGCCCCAGTTCGGGTTCGCCTTCTCCAAAGCTTCGACAGTCGTCCAATCGTCGCCTTCGTCCAGACCGTAGATGATCCCGAACTGCGTCTCGTCCACGACGCTCTTCTCGAGCACCTTCGTGACCATCGTTCGAACTTCGTAGCAGATGCCCGACGTATCGAACCCCGCCGTCGTAATGACGAACATCAGCGAGTTCTTGCGCTTGCCGGTCGACGTTTCGACCACGTCGTAGACGGCTCGCGTCTTGTGGGCGTGCAGCTCATCGATGATGGCCAAGTGAGTATTCAAGCCGTCAAGGGTCGAGCCTTCTGCAGACTTCGCCTGAAAGGTCGAATTGCTGGTCGGCACGTAGAGCGCGTTCGCCAGCACCTGAAGCCCGAACTTGTTCCGTAGCGGCGCATTCCGCTCAGCCATCACCTTCGCGTCACCGAAGACGATCTTCGCTTGGTCTCGCGTGGTGGCGAAGCTGTAGACCTCGGCACCGCCCTCTCGATCAGCCAATAGGCAATAGAGGCCAATCCCAGAGCACAAAGTAGACTTGCCGTTTCCGCGACTCACTTCAACATAGGCTCGTCGATACCGGCGGCCGCCGTCAGCTCGACGCAACCAGCCGAACACCGTCGTCAGAATGAAAACCTGCCAAGGCTCAAGATGGATGCGAGTGCCGGCAAGCTCACCCTTTGTGTGGGTGAGAAGCTCGATGAACTTGCAGACGCGATTGGCCTCGTTTTCGTCGAAAACATACAGGGACCTGTCGCCGACGTACTTTTTCAAGTCAGCAAGCTGTCGATCAACGGCTAGCTTCACCCACTTGCAGGCTGGAATCTTCCCGCCAAGAATGTCAGCCGCATACTGCCTGGCGATCCCGCAATAGTCTCTAGAAGCCATCGTATTCGTTCTGCTCTTCGTCCTTGGGATCCGCCTTCACGCGCGCGCGAGAGACAGGCGTGAATCCCAACTCTTTTTCACAGCCCGCGAGAACCTGCTGCACTTTGATGAGTGCGTTGAATCGAGGGTTAAGCTTGTCTGAGATATTGCCTTCCTCGTCCAGAGCGACAACGTCCTCGTGGTCGAGCTGCTTGGCGATCTTGCGATATAGCGCATAGTTCCTCGCCCAGCGCTCAAGCACCGTCACGTCAAGTGCCGTGAGCATTCCCTTTGGTGCGCAGGCAATCGCGAGCTTCCAAGCTTCGCGAGCATCCTTTGTCAAACCGACGGGCGGCGTCTCAGTCAAGGTAGCATCAGAGATGACGATCGACCTCGAGCGACGGCACGGCTGAAGCGTACCCGACGCGGCCTTCTCGGCATCCGACTTGCTTGCTCTCGGCATTGAAAACTCCACGAATTGCACGCGTAAAAAATTAGCTGGGGGCGCGGTCTAGATCCATTGGGGCGGCGACTTTTGACCCGCCCCTACCCTTCACGCGTATCATGAACAGCAAAGCAACCTCAAAAGGAGATCGGCATGGGATTTCTATCAGCCATTTTCAAAGTCTTCTTTCCATCTGGCAGCAGATCAACGAAGCCCGAAAAGAGCGAGCGTGACTACGATCTAGAAGAATGGGAAAGAAACAAGAAGTTATTGACGAAAGCGATGACAGAAACGCTTGAACTCACCAGCTTCTCTTACGACACCAAATCCAAGTTTCTCAAACAGATCGACACCTATTTGAGCAAGCAAGAAAGCAACGAGAAGTGCACGTTGTTCGATCTCCTTTACCCAATCGTCAAAGACACTGACTGGACTTGGCAAGAGTGGGAATACTGGGCACCGATTTGTTTGTCCAAGCGCATCGCCACTCGCGGCATGCATAAAACGTGCAGGCCTTGGGCAGACGTACTGGACATCGAAGCCGAACGTGCCAAATACACCGTAAACGGATTTGTTGAACGCCACACGATCAAAGATATTCAAGCCAGACTGTCTGCAATCAAGGAAGACGTTCCCGCCTTCAAGAGAAAGAATCAGCTTTCTGAATATCTAGAGAGCAACGAACCCTTGTTCACTCAAATCCTCGATGACGAGATCAAGGAGAAGTGGAACAAGAAGCGTCACAACAACGGCCACACAAAAGAAGCAGAGTTTCAGCTCTTGTGCGAAACAATCGCAGACCGCTACTACGATCTGTCAGAGATTGCTGACGCCAGAGAATGCGGCCCCTGCAAGTTCGAGATAACGTTCGATGACGAGCCAGAAGACGAAGCCTTGTACAAGCTTGGAAAGAAGAAGGATGCACCTTGGAAGGGCAAATATCTTCCAAACGTTCCCGGCTTAAGTTTTATGCGAGAGGACGTCTAAAAGGAATTTCCAAAGCCGCCGTCTTCGCGAGCAGTCTTCTTGGAGTGACACTCGTGACACAGCGGCTGAAGGTTGTCCTCGTCCCACATGAGGAACGGGTTCCCCTTGTGCGGCCTGATGTGGTCGACGTCGGTCGCCAACTTGATAATCCCGCGCTTCTCACACTCAACACATAGCGGATGCGCTGCCAGGATTCGAGCTCGAAGTCTCTGCCACTTGTAGCCGTAGCCTCGAGCCGCCGACGAACCAGTTCTCTCCGTCCGGCGCCTCTCTCGATCGACCGAGAACTTCGCGTCACGAGCCTCGCCTGCGGACTTGTGAGCTTCGCAATACTTGGCACCAAGCGGGACCGGCTTGCGGCAGCCTGGATACTTGCAGAGAGTCAAGATCGGCATCCTTCACCTGAATAAAAGGTTCATCTCGGAAGGCCGCGTTCCACGGACTTCCGAGATGAACCAAGAAAAAGCGGCTTATTGAGCCTGCTGAACAGGCTTTCCGTCAGAGCCGACAGGTACGTAAACGACCTGCGGTTGCTGAGCTTGTGCCGGCTGCTTCGGTTCGTCGTCCTTTGTCACTGCGTCGTAAATGGCATTGCCAGCCATAGAGCCTGCGGCGGCCCCCATGACAGACGACCAGAAGCCGCCACCACTGGAGGCAGGGGCCTGATTCACAGTCTGGTTGACAACGGTCGTATTTTTCTTCACGACGGTCGTGCTCTTAGGTGCATAGGTTCTGGCCGGAGCAGGACGGGAGAAAGATCGACCGCCGCTAAAGCCTCGACCACCTCGTGCTTCCGCAGCTGTAGAAACGAAAAAGGCGACCGCAATGGCCGCCACAATAGCTTTCTTCATAATGATTCGGCGCGGAAACCTCTTCCTTTAGGAAGGGGAGGAAGCGCCGCACTCCTTTCTAAGTTCGGTTAAATCTTTGCGGATACCCGCAGGCTCCGCTTACGCGGCCCGAAGGCCGGTTGACATCCTTCGTCAATGTTGGAAAGGGTTTCTTGCCAGTAGCACCGTTCCTACCTCTCAGAACTTTTAACCACTGACCGCAGAGCGTGGGACTAGGATGAACATCCCACGGTGCCTGTACATTCCCAACCAACGTAGCTCGCCTCCCCGAGGAGGTTTGCTGAGACTAGTCAATAAAGGCTTTTTCAAGCCTCCGCCTTGAGGCGGGGGTTATTGACAGGTAACCCAAATAATTAGAGAGGGCGAGGATTTCTCCCCGCCCCGACCTCGGAGCAAACTGCCCTAAGGTAGCGAACCATCAATAGAAAAAGGGCGGCCTCTTTCGAAGTCGCCCTTTCCCGTCTTTCTTCCTTCGGAGTTTCTCGATGTCACCCTTGCGTCAGCGACTCAGAGAAGAACTAGCGCCTTGAGCGCTTGCTACAGATACACTTCGGCCTGCGCGTGCGCTCATTTTGGCTGATTCACAGCTTCGTACTAATTCATGAGCAAAGTATAGAGAACCCGGTTCAAGGTCTGCACCCCTATTTTTACGTCTGCTTACACTAAACAGCAAAAATCTTGTTCAGGCATCGTAGAGCCGACGGAGCAAGTTCCCTAGCAGCCACTCGGCCGCCATCAGATCATCGGCTGCATTGCGCCTACTCGTACCCGCTGCCCGACAGAGTCGACCGAACGCGAACCACTGGACATCCTTAGCAAGGTAAAACGTCACGATCAGCTTCTTTTCGATAGCCGGCATGAGAGGTGAGCAAAGAGCCGTCTCGACCTTTTCAGCGTCAGCCAGATCCAACTGTTTAGACGGCGCCGCCTTGCACGGTGCATTCTCATCGCGTCCATACTCCCTCAAAAGAGTTTCTTCCAACGCAAGGAATGGTGCTCGCCCCCATGAAGAGACTGCCCTACGCGGCGCGAAGACCCTCAACCAGTTCTCCAGTCTCTTCACAGTCTGCCAGTCCCGCTCCACAATTACCTCCCAGTACCTTTGCCAGCAAATCCTCAAGCGAACACCCCTCGAAGCTTCTGCCCTCACCCTGCGCGATGAGCACCTCTCCCTCATCTTTGATCGCAAGGAGCTCGATCTCGAGCCTCGCCCGAACGTCATAGGCTTTGATGGCCACGCATGCAACGATCTGTCTGTCGTCCTCAAAGCACACGTCCTGAATGCCGTCCAGAGCCGACTTCACGACGTTGTCTATATCCGGCTTCGTGATCTTCTGAACCCTGCCGCCGACTGCCACCTTCTTTTTCTTCTGCGACCATGATGTCGGCGGTTCAGAGAAAGCTCGAATGATCGCAATGGCCGGGGCCATACCAAGCCGATCTTTTGACAGTTTTGCAGCGAAGCGAAGCGCATCCTCATACGCAACAGTCTTCCTAGGCGTGTAGACAGTGCCGGATCTCGAGCTCACCCGAGGGCGCCCCTTACCGATCGGCTCCCCTTCGACGACTACCATTCCATTTCCACTCCTCAAACCGGCTCCGCCATCGGCGCCGCACGATGACCGATACGCTGACAAAGCGAACGTACACGCTCTGCAGCCGACGGCCTTGCCTGCTTCTTGCCGGCGTCACGCTCGCGCTTCTTGGCGATCCCAACTTCGATCTCACGATGGATCATGGTCGAGATGATGTCGAGCGGGAAGTGGCCAGTTCCGCGCCCATACATCGCCTTCATCTCGGCCTCACTCAGCATCTCGATGCCTGCCGCCCGCATGACGGGATCCGCGTTGATCTGGTGAATCACTTCAGTCGCTGCCTCCAAGTCGTTGAAGCATTGGTAGTGAATGATGGCCATCTGCCAGACGGCCCAATACCTTTGCAGAATCTCCGTGACGAGCGGCCAGTACTGCGACTGCACGCCCGTATGGAATGAGCAAAGGAACCGACCGTTGCGCCCCGTATCGCACGGGAACGGACAGCCGGCAGCCGGACACGCCATCGACGTCGGCACCATGTAGGAACCGTTGCCCTCATCAGCATCCGGACGCGTCCGCGCTTTCTGTTCGCTGATCGCTTTTGAAAGAAACCCTGCCATAGCGGCAACTCCTTTTGTTTGGTTCCGTGGGATGATTGAGGTGTGTTCGCCAACACAGTCCATCAACCACCCCACGGAGAAAGTCATGGATCTATCTACGTTTTTCGGTTTTACGGCCACCGTCGCCGGCATCATCGGCATCTACCTCACGTTCATCCAAATGCAGCTCCCGTTCCTTAAGCGAGCATCCGCCCCCAAGATCCACCTGGGCCGAGACGGCTACCACTATCTGGAAATCCGTCTTTCGATAAGCACCACTTTGCAAAACGTTCGGTTCGGCCGTCTCTTTGCTAAAGGTTTTGATGTCGGGCGCAGAACCAATGGCACTTTAGGATATGGATTCGGAGACTTTGGAGACATTCAGTTTTCAGATTCGATCCCCGTCGATTTTCAGACCTCCGCCAATTCCCTCGAAGAAGGGATCTGGCTTTGGGTTAGGCTCCATAAGCCCGCAGAATCCATAGAGATCTCCATCGACTACCGCTGGCGGTGGCTTCATAAGACGCTCCGCGAATCCATCCCGGTCCCGTCTTTGGAATCAGGAGAGCTCTCTGGCGCCTCGTAAGAGCTCAGGGTCGATGACTGCTCTCTGACAGAGTTCATCCACCTCTGGATCACATCCACGCGATCCCGCAGCCCCCGGTAGTACAGGGTCAAGGCGATGCCCGTAATTGCCACGCATAAGATGGCTATCGATTGAAAAATGTCTGCCATATCGCTACCTTTTTAGACGGTTTTTAAAACCCGTTCTTTCTGACGGGTTTTAAAGCCCGTTTTTCGGCTCCCATCACGCGTACTTCCCTTCCACGACTTTGGTAAAATTTGACTCGTTCATGAGCCACTCCAAGTCGGCCTTGAACGTTCTGCTATGGCCCTTTCCTGGTTGCTTCAACCCCATCAGGAAGGGGCTTTTTCGTACCAAGGAAAAGTACCCCCGAAAGAGGTCAAGCCCGTCAGCCTGACTCGCGACCTTCTCGGTCGTGCAGACAGAGCGCCAGCGTGCCGTGATCCAGCTTCTGCGCTTGGATGTGAGCGTGGCCACCCGGGGGAGCTCAGGCAGGATCTCGTGGTAGAGGGTCACGATCCGGTCGTAGGGACACGGCGGCATGCGTGAGCCTTGATCCTTTTCCTCGTTGCACGCGGGCGGTTCGGGCGGGGGTTCGACAACGTCGAACTCAGAGCCGACCTCGTCGGCGATCAGGTCATAGTCGTCAAGAGGCGCCGAATTTCCACCCATATCCTCCCTTCTAGTCTCTAATCTCTTATCTCTATACTCTGGTGGACATTTGTCGCGACATTTGTCGTCAACTTGTCGTGTGTTTGTAAGAGAGACGTTTTTTGCTTCTTTCTGGCGGGCCCTCTGTTGCTGACGCTTCATGGCGCCAACACTCTGCGACCCGATCAAATTCGTCAGATGTGACAGGAACAGCGTACCGTCTTCCAAGACCTCAACGAGCCCGCACATCTTCAGGTTGACGATTGCGCACTGGACGGTGTTGACATCGGTCTTGGTGAAAACGGCGAGCTTTTCTGCGTCATACGGGATGAGCATCTGCCCAACCTTGCGCACAAGAAGGCCGTCAGTCTTGAGGGATTTGAGACAAAGCTTCAGGTAGAAGAGCACTTGGGCGGGTCCATTCGGCTGCTCCTCAAGCCAGTCGATCTCGTCGCTCTCAAAAAACTCTTCGCGTAGCTGAAGCCAGTAGAACTTTGCGGATTCTCGCTCGCTCATACGGCCTCCTTCTCGTGTGGTGATTTTGTTTTGAAGTCGGAGCTCAGCACGTGCGGAGGCAGATTGGTTAAAGCGCAAACGGCTGCCAAACGCCGCGCAGGGATCTCTGCATTCTTGCGCCACCGACACACAGCTGACGGGCGCACCCCCAGAGCCTCCGCCAGATCCTTGTCTGTTCCATTAATTGCCCTAGTGGCAACGTCAACTGGGTTAATAACGTTATTTGTCATATCCTTCAAGTAGTTAACATTACGTTAAGTGAGATGGTAACACACTTCCACCTGAATTGTCAGATGACGTTAATTCACTTTTGGTTAACAATGTGAACAGGGAGACTGACTATGGACACTATTTCCTTTATCGACTTCGTGAAAGGCCGTCTTACTGACAAGGGAAAGACGGTTACTCAGATGTGCCGAGACATCGGCATCGCTCGCCAGAACTTTTTCCACTGGAGCAAGGGCCGCGTCCCCGCCCAAGAAAGCATTCGCTTGATTTCTGAGTACATTGACACCCCAGTGGACATGCTGCATGACATCCTCGAGAACGGACTTGTCCGGACATACGACCCGAAGGAAGAGCCGACTCCTCCACCAGGGTACGTAACGATTCCTGAATTTGAGCTACGTTTATGCGCAGGCGCAAAGGACAATGAGCCGGAGTGGGTAGAGGTGCATTCAAGCAAGCCTGTTATTTACGACGAGGACTTTTTCATTGAGCACATGGTTCAGCCGCGCAACTGCAAGCGTGCACGCGTGTACGGCGACAGCATGGAGCCCTTCATTTACGACGGAGACAAGGTAACTTTTGCCACATTCCCAGACCCCCATGTTCCGTTTGTCCATATCGTTGACGGCGAGATATACGTCATATCCATCGACGGCGCCATGAAGGTCAAACGCCTCTCCACCTGTAAAGATGGCATCGTCGTCACAAGTGACAACCCGTCTTACCCGTCCGAAACGTACATCGGAGAGGAACTGGATCGCCTCCGCATTTACGGTAAGGTACTTGAGATCAAACGCTCCCTCTAATCCACAACACAGTGCCGCCCTTCACGCGAAGTGGCGGTTTTTTTTGCTCTTAATTAACCTACTGTTGACTTATATCAAAAGGGAAGCCCCTTCACGCTGTCACCACGTTGACACTGTTAACAACCGTTAGTTAACATTGCGTTAACGCCTATGCGTTAACATCAGTCAACCATTATGCGGAAAGTTTTCTCATGACCAACACTGAAACTCTCTCCAGCACGGCGCTCGACGTCCAAGCCATCCGCAAGAAGCTTGGAAAGCACTTCTCCGGCCTCCCGGTCGCAGAGCTTGATACCGATGAAGGTCGCCGTCTGTTTATCGTTCGCCGATTGCTGCGCCACGCATACAGCCTCTGTGTTCGCGGAGACGCCCTCAACCTTCTCGACGAAGCCGACAAGATCAAGAACACCGCTGTCTGGCTCAACGACATCGCAGATGACATCGAACTTGAGGAATGAACCATGACCGACACCACTGACCAACTTGCCCTGACGAGCGCCTTCATGCGCCCCTACATCGCCTTAGCCCGCAAGCACGAGTACTACAAGCTCGTGCGGACCAGAATGGCGGCAGAGCTCGCAGGCGCCCCCGCATTTCCTAGCGATGACATCCGAGACGAATACTCCCGCCTCGTCCTCGACATCAAGAAGACAGCCATGCAGGACCTGCTGACCTGGACACTCTCAGAACGCATTTACTGCGACGAGACGTACTTCTCGATCGGCTTTCTCGCTGACACCGTCGCCCGTACCGCACTTGTCTGTGCAATCGCCGGAGACGAGAACCTAGATCCGATCCTTGAACCGGGTGCGAAGCAGTCCGTGTCAGAAAGGAGGGCGGCATGACCGACCAAATCAAGCGCATAAGCAAAGAGGCCGCGATCGACATTTGGAAAAGTCAATGCGCAGCCTTCGTGAAGTCGTTCCGAAATAACTGCTACCGCATGGGGGTCCCTGATCTCCTCGACACCCTCGAGGAGCTCCACGGGCGACTAGCCCCAAGAGAAGAGGATCCTCTGGGCTTCTTTCTCAGTGATTCCCTCGGTCAACGCCTTCCGGAGAGCAAGAAGGTAAAGAGCATCCGCGCGCGCAAACGCCGCGAGCTTCTCGCCCTCCCAGTGGATGAGCGCCTTCCGAAGCACCTCTTCAACGTCGTCCTCGTCGTTGATGACGTTTTTGCCGGCGCAAAGCTTGACGAACTGCACAAGGCCAAGGTCCTGAAGCTTCTTGTTAAGCGGAAGCACAAGGGAGCCGTTCGTAAGCGCAGTGCAGATGATCTTCGTCGCTTCATCGCTTGTAAACGCGTTCTTGCCATTGTCATTTGAAGTCATAAGTATCTCCTCCAGTGAGTGGTTGGGTAATTGCTTCACCATCCATCTTCTCACTGCGAGGAGAGCCCAGCAATTCGGGAATCCATCATGAACAACACCGACAACAAACCCGCTCGCAAGCAGGCCATCGTGCTCAACCATAAGCGCGCAACCAGAGGCTGCCTCTCGCGTGCCGTCGAATATGGCCGCCTCACTGTCGGTCAACTGAAGGCGGCGCTAGAGACGGTTGACCCGTCGCTGGTGGTGTGCCTTTGCGATGGCCCCATCGGCGCTGCCAACCCTCTCGAATCTGCGTCCGTGGTGACTCTACGTGAAAACTGGTTTGACCCCGACGTCTACACCCCCATTCTCACCTCCCCTGAAAGGAGCTCCAAATGACAACGCTTCTTCGCATGGTCGCCCACCTTCCGCCGGCATTTTCCCGCTTCGTCTTCGGCGCCCCGGACCAGGACTACCGCGGACCGTTCTGCTCCGAGGAAGAAGACCGTCGCGAGCTTCGATTTGGATTCGCCTTACTCGCAGCCATTCCAGCGACCGCGGCATTGACGCTCCTCATGCTCGGCGCCATCTGACCCTACTGGAGGACTCAATGTCACACCCCATTACCCAAGGTCGTCGAATCCGCACGGTCAACGGTGTCGGCTACAACCTCACCTGGCTCGGAGAACGAGAGGGGCGGCTCTCTCGCCTCATCTTCGACCTTCACTCCTTCGACCTCAGGACGTTGGAGGACATCGAGCAGCTGATACCCCTACGAAAGATTCACGTCGCATGCGACATCAGCGGTCGAGAAGCGCTTGAAAAGATCATCCGCATCATCTGCGATGAATACCCGCAGTACATCGACCTCATCTGTCCTGAAAGGAGATCCGCATGCGTGACGGAATGATCGTCTACCGGGAGCAAATCCATGAGGTCGGTCGCGTCGGCTATCGCCTGAGTTGGTCAATGGAGGACTTTCCGAACGAGACCCTCAAGACGCACATGATCGTGCGCTACGGCATGACGGCCTTCAACCTCTGGAGCGGTCGAGAGATCAGCACAGTCCTCATGCCCATGAGCTTCTCCGTTCCGGCTAGCACAACTGAAGACGACATTCGAAAGATGGTCTTCCTCAGAATCGCGAAAGACCATCCACAGCTCATCGAGTACATCTGCTGACCTCCGGCCCTCATTGAGGGCATCTTGGCAAGCGCCCTTCCTCCCTTCGCTCGTTCCGGTTCCGTCCGAGCATTGTCAGCCCTCAGGAAGAGCGCTTACCTAGATCAACCAACCATCTGTAGCCAGAACATGCTCAAAGACTTTCTACTCTTCTGCGAATTCCTCGTTGGATTCGTCGGGCTCGTCGTATTCCTCGCAGCGGCAGGTGTCGCCATTGGCAGCTTCCTCGGCGCCCTGGCCGGCTCCGCCGTCTACATCTATGACGTGATCTTGGGGGCAGCGTGATGACACCGCTTTACGCCGAATGGCGTCCCATCAAACCGAAGGCTTCAACGCCCTGCATCCACGCAGATCGCCTGTCTGATCGCGCCTGCTCCATCAATGCCCAGGCAGACGCCCTCATCAGGAAGTTCTCTGAGATCTATAGCATCCGGCAAGAAGGCAAGCCAAGGAGCCTCTCAAAGATGAGCATCGCTGCTCAGGAAAGCGAACGCTTGGCAGAAGGTCTCCAGTACACCGTTCAGCTACTGCTCGATGACATCAGAGAACTACGGAAAAAGATTCACGATGAGGCCTGCAACTCTGCAGCCAAATTGTCCAACCCCAAGAAAAGGAGATAGCTATGGGACGAATGATCGGAAAACTCTCGGACGAGAGGACGTGCTACGTCAGCAGCGCGCTCTTGGAAATCGTCAGCGAGCTGACCAAATGCCCTCCAACGATCGACGAAAAGGGGCTGCTCATCAAAGCGACCTATCCGCTGACGGGCTTGGAAGTGTACGTAAGACTCCCAGCATACGGTCTTGATGCTGGATCCGTCTCAAGTCTCGAGTGTGCCCATGACGACATCTTCACGAGCATCGAGGACAAACAAGCCATTGAAGAGCCACACATCGAGCGTAAGGTCGAACGACCGGCCAAGGAAAGTCCATTCAAGCGTCGACCTCGAGACTTCAGCGTATGGCCTCGCGTTCTGAAGAAGCTACGCGACATGCAGCCCTTCTCCAACACCTTCATCTTCGACTGCGAGGACATGGCTGCCACGAGCGTAGCAAATGCAATCCATAGAGCGTTCCATGGTGCTTCCAACATACTTGACCCGCATCTGGCAAGCCCTGTCTTCACCGGCTTTCAATGCAAATGCATGAAACAGCCTGACAACACCATCCGAGTTTTTCTACTGAAAACAGAGGTAAAAAATGATTGACCCATATCCCTACGAATGGCCGCTCATCATCCCGAAGAGCGTCGGCATGTACGCCATGCGCTTCGTGCCCCGCGACAATCCCTCTGACGTCTTCACACTGATCGTGAAGTGGGACGGCGAGAACTGGCTTGACGAGAAGTTCGGCGCCCGCCTCGATCTCCGACGCTACATCACCACCTACAAGCTGATGTCAGCCAGTGACCTGGCCGAGCATGAGAAAGCAAAGGAGATCAAGTGAAACGGACAACCTACGCCAGCAAACTCCGCAGCATCGCCGAACACTACGGCCCCATGAGCCAGCTGAGCAAAACGGCTGAAGAGCTCTCCGAAGCCACGTCTGCCGTCATGCGCTACTCTCAACGCCCGACGAAACTCCACTTCAAGCAGATGGCCGAAGAGTTCGCCGACACGCTGATCATGATCGAGCAACTCGAGCTCCTCTTCCCTGAGCTTGCCGAAGAGATCGGCAAGTGCCAAGTGCTGAAGGTCGACCGGCAGCTCGATCGGATCGAGGAAGAAGAACTGCTGAAGAAATGGAGAGATGAAGAATGACGTTCCGCCTCAAAGATAAGAACCTTCAAGTGCAACTGGATGCACTTAGTGATGGAGACTTCTCGAAGAGACTCCAACACGCGCATCATGACGACGGCATGATCTTCGTCGAGTTCGGTGAAAAGCTAGAAAGCCCAGGATTCGACCTGCATCGGTTCAACCTGGCCTTCTTTGATGACGAAGTCGAAGAGATTCACAGGTACAACCCGAATGCCTGGAACGTTTACCCGGATGTCCAGCCTCCCGTAGGTGTCTGGATGCGCTGTGAGTACAAAGCCTATGACGGCGAACCCTCACGGATTGCGGCCCGTTACGCTGAGTACGGAGACTTTGGCGATTGTGAGTGGCAGGATTGGCGCGGCCATCCAGTCGAGGTCGACCGCTTCCGCCAGTGGGACGATCCGGAGAACGAGGAATGATAAAGGGATCAGGGAAACTCAACAAAGAAACGTACGAAAGCCTGCTCAAGCAGGGGATCTCCGCGGAGGACATCCGCAAGGGCGAGAAAAACCTGCGGCTTGTGGCGCACCAAACGCCGGGAGCCAAAGAGTACGGTTTGTCTTGGGCTATGCAACTCCACTTTGAGGGAAAACTGCGTTGGGTTGCCTTCCCGATGGAGTGTTGGGTAGGAGTTTTGAGAGACGAGGAGGACGAAGAATGAGTCAGACAGTAAAAATTGACGAAGCGGCTCAGTCCGCTATTTCTGAGATCGTCGGAATGCCGTGGGAGAAGGACTACTACGACAACACGAACGATGATGAACGCGACTATACAGCGTTGATTACGCGTGAAGGAACGTCAATTCGCGTCCTTGTCTCCGGCGAAGGATACCCCGCCTACATGTGGCACTTCGAAGCCGAGCAAATTGGCCAAGCGATTCTGCATGCGTCGACGGACGCAAAGGCTTTCCAGAAGGCTCAAACGGAGTGGGCAGGGGTACAGATGCAGCGCCTCAACTGCGAGATCGATGGCACTCAGAACATCTGGGGTTATGAGTTCTACGTCAACGGCAAGCGTTACGGAGTCCACTTCACAACGAATGATAGCTTCACAACGAATAAGAAAGTTCGGACGTGCGTCATCGTTGACGGCTCTGGCACTCCTCTTTTCAAAAAAGTGACGGATGACGTGAGCAAGGTTTCACAAGAGGATGCTGCACTAGTGCTCAAGACGTTCCTACTATCGAAGATCAAGGAGAACGAGGAATGCCAGTCGAAATGAAAGAGGAAATCCGCAAGCGGGTCGCATGCCAGTTTCCTGAGATAGGAGAAAAACGATGACGACGCTTCCACTGACAGACGGCATGCAGAAGGACATCGTCGAGCGTGCCGCAGGCCTGATCGCCCGGGCCGCCGCCCCCAAGGGCCTGCTCTCGACGCGAGACATCGCAGCGCTCACGGGCTTTCCGCCCGACGGCTCGGTCTTCAGGACGATGATCGCGGACAAGTCCTTCCCGGCACCGGTCTACCTTGGATCTCGCGAGAAGAGGTGGTACGCAGGCGAGGTATTTCACTGGATCGACCGACGACGGTCCTCTCAAATGTGAGCAAAGAAAGGGGAGCTTCCACAAGGAGGCTCCCCCTTTTTTTCATTTGAGACGGTCGGAGAAGGTCGACACATCCGGGCGGTAGTAGCGCATGAGCATCTTGACGCTCCTGTGTCCTGTCTGGCGGGCGAGTGACATGACGTCAAGACGAGGCACGCCGTCCTCGCCTGGGGAGGCCGCCCACGTACAGAAGGTTGCGCGGCCGTCGTGGAAGTGCAGGGCCTGCTCGATGAGGCGGCCTTGCGAATCGCGCACTTCGCCGAGACCAGCACGATCACGGATCTTTCGCCAGAGACTGTCCCGGCTCCCGTCAGACAGTCCCCAGATGGACGGCTCGATGCCGAGCGACACGACGTCGTCAAGGATCTTGCGGGCGCGGTCGCTCAAGGCGATCTTCCTGAAGTGTTCCGTCTTCGTCGCTTCCATTGGGATCCAGAGCACGTTTCCCCTGATCCATGAGCGCTCGATGCGCATCATCTCGCCCGAGCGCATGCCTGTGAGGCAAGCGAGGACGAAGGCCGCGCAGACGCGCTGCGTCTTCGTGCGAGGGATCATGCCCTCTTCCCACCCGGCGGCGATCTTCAGGCGCTCGATCTCGTCGTCACTGGCGATGCGCTCACGGGCGTCGGATTCTGCGGGCTTCTTGACGCCACGGCACGGATTTACCTTGATGAGCTTCTGCTCGACCGCCCAGGAGAAGAAGCCTGAGATCATCTCAAGCTGTCGCCGGATCGTAGCTTCGGTGACGATCTTCCCGGTCGCGCGCGACGGGACCGTGCGACGCCTTTCCATCCACACAAGGATGTCCTCGGACGTGACGGCGTAGGTCGGCAGCTGAGCGATGGGATCGGAGAGGAGGTAGCCGAAGACCGCCAGTGCATGGCGGCAGTGGGCTTGATATGAGGCGACCTCTCGCCTGTAGCGCTCGATGGCGTCAGAGAGAGGAGCACGGGAATTGCGGGCGAGGCCTTCTTCAGCTTCGGCCTCACGGGCGAGCGCCCAGCGGCGGGCGTCGGAGAGTTTGGCGAAAGTTTTTGCGAAGCGCTGACCTGCGATGCAGACCTGCGCCTGGTACTTGTCGCCACGCTTGAGGATAGTAGACATGATGCGATGAAGTAGGTGGGTTAGCCTGCAGTAACTCTGCAGTAAATCTGCAGTAACTCTACCGCGCTATACCCTCTTACACCTACTACATCTTGTGTTTACCACTTCTTACCACACTATATCTAGTGTTTCTGGTGCGGCCACCGTGCGACGCGAGCGCCTGCGAGAGTAGGCGAAAAGGCGAATTGCAGTAGATCTGCAGTCTTGGATCGTACATCATGTCGACAGAGATTCGCAAGGTCAACCCTTGCCAGATGGTTCGCCTTCTGGGCTTTTTTTTGTTCCTTGTTTTGCTTGCGTTATTTGCTTAATCTGCGTATACTGCATTCAACAGAGAGGGAAAGCCTCTCGCACGAAAAGGAGCACATCATGCCGAGAACCGCAGGCAAATTCAGCATCATCGACCACGGCCGAGAAATCGTCTTCACGCGCGTCGGGGAAACGTACAAAACCGTTGACAGTCCTTCCGGACTCAAGTCTCGCAACGTCATCGTGTGGCAAGCTGCGGATGGCGACTACGTTCGCACGATCTACGTCCTGCCGCGCACGACGCGCGCTGAGGTTGTCGAGCAGTACTTCTGCTCGCCGTCGCAGGGCACACAGGGCATCGTCTACTGATCGCTGAGCAGATCAAAAATACCATGCCGGAGAAGCAAATGAAGAAATGGCGCGACCTTACAAAAGAAATGGAAGACATCGACCTTCGCAATTTGCCCAACGACGCGCCGCTTTTCGCGCGGGTTTTCGCCGAAGCCGTGGGCGCGCGTGAGTGCGCCTACCCCGAGATGGCAATGCATATAGCGCGACTTGCAGCGTGCTTTTACTTGAGAAGCGGCGACGATGAAAAGTGGGCGCGCTACGCTGTGACTCAGGTGCTTCGCACGCGAAACGCTCACAAAGTAGTCGAGACGTGGGCGGCAGTCGAGTTGAGGTCAGACATGGACGAAAACCCGAGGCTCGATCTTGATATGTACAGCCTCAAGCGAAGCGAGGACGGCCGCTGGTACTACTTTGTCAGAAAGTTGGTCGACGGTTTTGTGAATCCTGCCTATATAAATCGTTTTTTCACGCCCGAAATTGACGCAATGCTTTCTGAGTACCACAAGAATTTAGCCCCGATGTACGAGTTCCCTTTCAGGGGCGTGACGCGGTACCCACAGTACACGGACGCCTTCCCGACTGGGGAAGTGTTCTACGGCTTCCCCATGATCTGCACTGATGATGACGACGATGACTGAACCGCTCGGTTGTATACATTGATGTGCACATACGACCCAAAAAGTACGGTTACAAAAAAAGGCCCCCACAGGCGGTTAACCTGTGGGGGCTTTGTATTAGGTAACTCGGCGGGTTGCGCGTTCGAGGCGAAGAGGCGTGCCGAGTGTTGTTGCAGGGAGTTTAGCACTTCACTGGCTCACGATCATCGCCATAGCATCTTTGTCTATCGCAGTCCGCTCAGAAAGGTCGACACCTCGTCGAACCAGGCCTGCGCCTCTGCCGAGTAGGTCCGCGCAGCGGGCAAGCTGCTTTCTTTCAGCGTCGCAGGAACCTGCGCCGGCTGCGGACAGTCGACGCTTAGCATCGGCTGCTTGCTGGCGCACCCGCTCAAGCTCATCAGCCAAATCATCGACGTGGCCAAGAGCGCTGTCCCTAAGCGCCCACGCCTGTGACAGCTTTTCCATGCTCTCTCGTTCTTTTGCACGATAGTTATCCTCCAGTGCTTTCGACCTATTGGCGTAGTCTTCACGCAAGGCGGTAATGTCCGCATCGTAAAGCGCAGCAGAGTACCGATACCCAGCCGCGAATGCGACGCATAATGCAAGGGCGGTAGCCCAAACCTTCAGCGTCATCGCACATCTCCTACGCAAGTCGCGTACTCTTTCTCACGACGAGCTACGAGACCAGGCACCCGGCGACCGCCGGCATAAACCCAGCGCTTTATCTCTTCGCACGCCCCCGCGTAATCCCCGCCGTTGAGCTTGACCACGAGCGTCGATCGGCAGAATGCATCCGTGCCAATATTGAAGGCAAGGGACGTGTACGCATCGAGCTCGCCTTGCGAGAGCGGGACCCGCACGCATCGCGAAATGGCAGATTCCGCCACCGTAATGTCACGCCGAAGACGATCAAGCGCCTGCGGTACTGTGATCGCGTCGCCCATCTTCACGCCCTCTGTCGAGCCAAACCCGATGGTCGGCACGTCTCCCTTAATGGGGATATACGCCTTTTCGCTGAAGCCTTCGTAACTTGCGATGCCGATCAGTCCCGTCGCGGAAAGCGATAGGACTCCAACAGCTAGCCTTTTCTTAAGACTCACCCTTCCCCTCCTTTGCCTTTTCAGCCTTCGCCAGCACACGGATCATCTCTCTGCGATCATCGCGCTTCGAGACCGGTACAACGGTCTGGCTTCGCTTTGGACGCGCCAGTCTGTAGAGATACAGGATCGTGTCAATCGTCTTCGGGAGGCAGCCGACTATCATGAAAAACAGGTACAGGCAAGTCAAAACGCTGACCCAAGTTTCAACCGGAAATCCGTATACAGTCAGTCCCGTCACTGCAACACCAGGTGAGGCTTTGACTGCTCCTGACGCAGTACCTGACGTGAGCGTCGCGGCAAAGCGCTTCAGCGGTGTCGTCGGCTCATCACACATCTAGTCCTCCCGATTGAAAAACGGATTGCACATGCCTGTCCACTGGGCCCAATCTTCCGTTTCAGTTTTATTTGCCCATAGCTTCCAGCCGAAGTTTCCGCGAATGCAACGCTTCGGGAAGAGTCCCCACGGCCATGCACACACGAAGTACCACTGAAAGCCGATCAGCTCGCCGTTGCGATAAAGGTGATGCCAGTTCACGCCTGGGCGGAAAGGCTTGCGACCGACATCGACGTCACCAGTGAACTTGATGACGTCGGTCGACCAACACTTGATGCCGACGACTTCGCGATCGAACCCGTAGCAGGTATTTCGCCAGAACCACTTGGTCCGACGGACATACGTCGCCCACTTTCCCGTGCCTGGATTGCGCTCCCAATGCCCGGCATCGCCATCGGCATCGTTGTCGTCGGTCATAAACCAGTCGAGCCACTTCGGAAGACGCTTCGTTTCCTCGTCAACAAAAAAGGGCAAGATCCAACAAAGAGCCTTGCCCAAAATCGTCATCGGGATAGAAAGACACCCGCACAAAAGCCATTTGATGAAAACCATTCTGCCTCCTTAAACGACTGCTCGATACTGAATCTTCGATACGAAGAATCGGTCAGAATTGCTGTTACTGGAGCCGTCCTTCACATAGAAGAAGTTCAGGTAGTACGTCGTGCTTGCGTTCAGCGTCATCGTGTACTCCTTTGAAGTGTTGGAGCCAGACTGGCGGATCAGATACGAACCGGCGCTGTCCGTTGTTCCGTCTCTCGCTTGAGCCTGCGTCGGCTTGTAAATCTTCGAGCCAACGTAGACGCCGCCAAAGTCGTAGCTGCCTTCTGAGCTGACGTAGCCCGTAACGATGAGCGTGCACTGCTCCTTCGTCGTGAGCTTGATGTAGCCATACGAGGTGCCAGAATTCTTGTTGTACGACGTAGAACCGTTCTGGATGCTCGTCCCGCTGATCTGGAAGTTAGAGCCGTCGACGAGGCTGGTCAGTTGATTGTGCGGGTCAGAGAAATCGCCAGAAAGCACGATATCCACAGCTTGGAGCTCCTCAAGCGTGACGTTGATTGTCTGAGCAGCAAGCGCCGTAAGCGAGCCAGTCTTCTTACGATATCCTGAGCAAGCCACAGACCACGACACGAGCGCGCCAAGATACGCACTGACTGTCGCACCAGTCGTCGACTTGCCGTCGATCGACCACGTGACAGTCGAGCCACCCGGCATGCCAGCAATGGTCAGAGGAACCGTGAACGGAGGAGTCTGGGACGTAGACTTCGCCAGACCGTTTGCCAAAAGTTGCTCGTTTAGTGCGATGTCAGCAAGAGATGCCTCAAGTGCCTCAACCCTCCCTTGCAAAGAATTACCGCCACCAACCTCGGCGCGGATAGCCTTGATTTCTTGTGCGATGCGCTCGACCGCGAGCTTGACCTCAGCATTTAAAGGACCAGGCGTGCGGCGCGCCGCAGCCGCCATGAGGGCGGCCGCAGCGTTGAGCAGATCGCGATCGTGAGATGCGTCTGCCATAGTCACCTCTTAAGCCAAAGCGGCCTCAAAGGCGGCGACGAAGTCCTGCTTCGCGCCGATGTTAGCGTTGATCGTCGTGATGTCGCCGGCGTTCTTCTGGATCGCCGCAGTGTTCGTCTGAACCTGACTTTCGAGAGAGGTGAGCTTCGTCGTGTGCTCGCCAACCGTAGCCTCGAGAGCCGTGATCTTGCCGGCGTTTTCGTTCGACTTGGTCTTGGCGGCCTCGGCGGTCGTCTTCACGGGGTTGACGGCTTCGCTGATCTGCGTCGCGACTTCGCTCTTCTTGGCATAGTCAGTCAAGTCTGTCTTTGCACCGATCTGAGCGAACTCACCAAAAGCTCCGTCAGCCGCAGTACGAGCAAAGAGCTTGTACTCAGCGCCCTGAACGCCACCGACCATCTGAACCGTGGCCGTGCCGGACTTCGTGACAGTCACAAAAACGGGATCAGCCGTGAAGCCGTCAGGAAGACCAGTAGCACCCGTGACGACGTAAGAGCCTTCTTCAGTCAGCGTGTCGAGGGCAATGCCAGACTTTTCGACAGCGGCACTCAAAGCGCCGATGTTCGCACGAGCCTGCTTCTTCTGCTCGTCGTTCAGAGACTGAGCTTTGTCGAACTGAACGTGACCCTGAGCGATCTGCTGAAGGGCGGTGATCGCGTCCTTGTTCGTGACGAGAGCGTCAGCGAGTTCTTTCAGGGTGTCGTAGGCTTCGCCAGCGCCACCGAGGAGGTCGTCCTTCACAGCCTGCTTGGCGGCAGTGATCTGGGAGTCGACCTTCTGAGACGAGTAGGTCTTCGTAGCAGAAGCCTTAGCATCGTCAATTTCGACCTTCTTGGCGACCTCGCCCTGAAGGGCGGTGATCTTACCTTCGTTGGCTTCAACGCGCTGAGTGAGGGCCGTGACAGCCGTACCGCCGTTGTCGAGTTCCTGAAGGACGACGTTCAGTCGCTTGCCCTCGTGATCGATGTCCTGAGAGTCGACGAGAGCAAAGGAACCATTGTTCTTTTGCTTGATCTTGCCGATAAGTTCGATTGCCATTTTTCTTTACCTCCTTCGATTTACTTGACCGTGACCTTGGTGGAACCGAGGCTAGCGTTGTCAGATCGATACACGTCGTAGCTTTCTTTGTAGCCAGACGCGTTCGTGAAGTCGAAGGTCTTCAGCTTGGCAAAGCCGCCCTCGAAGCCGCCGACGAAGAAGGCAGGCGCGCCGAAGCGAGTCGGGATGGCGTAGAAGATGTACTGACCTTCTGTTGCGTTCACAGTGAAGTCGCGAGCCTTGGAGCCGGTCAAGGCCTTCTGAAGACCCTTGACGAATTCGTCCGTAACGCCGTCAGCTTCGACAGCGCCGATGCCCCAGTAAGCACCGTTGAGGAAGGAGAGCGACGTCGTCTTGGTGGACGTAGCTTCGCGATCGTCCTTGGCGGTGAGGCTCCAGGTCTTGTTCGCCTTGAGACCGAGGCCAGTGAGCTCCTTCGTCGTTGCGTTGACGTCTTCCTGCTGGCCATCAAGCGTGAGAGACTTCGGCTTCTTGTTGAAGGCAAACTTCAGCGTGACCGTGTCAACCGTTGCGCCCATTTCGACAACGTTCACGGTGTTCGTGAAAGACGTGATCTGAATGGGCGTGTAGTTCAGGTCGTCGAGAGCTTCCTGGACAGTCTTGCCGTTGTAGGACACCTTATCGGCGGACGTAGCCTGACCGCCAGCTGCGATTTCGCCGCGAACCTTTTTGATTTCCTGACCAACGCGCTCGGCAAGCTCTTTGCCGCGCGTTTCCAGATCCTTAAGTTCAGCCATTTTTGCAACCTCCTTGTTGCGATTAAACCTGAAAACCGTGGAATCTACACTCAGTCAGATTCGCCGAAGAAGAGCTCGAGGAACATCTGGTCTCTGGCCGTCGTCTCCGTAGACCAACG